AAAATTTGAAGACCAAATTTTTGATTTAAAAGAAGAAATCAAAAAATTAAAACTAGAAAAGAAAGAAGTCGTTTTAATGTATAATGCTTTAGTTGATAAATATGATAAATTAAAGAAAGGAAATAAATAAATTTTAGGTCTATAGTTTAATTATACACAATGTAGTATGTAAATTAAACTCTTTATGATGCTTTAATTTATTTAACTTATTTATTTCATTTCGTATTTCATTATTTTTCTCTAAACGCCAGTTTACCCAGTGAGATGGTTTTGGTGGAGATCTTTGAAATTTTAAATTATATTGACGTTGATAGATATTTATATTATGTTCCTTATTATATACCCGATTGTATTCTCTAATTAATTCCATAAATTATATATTTTTATATTCTTATATATTTTTTATAAATAAAATACCAATAGATGATGTAGTTTCTTTTTTAATTTAAACTATATTATGGCAATTCAAGACTTAAATTAGTCTTAATATTATGTAATAAATTTAAAAATTTGACCATCTTTTCTTTAATTTCTATTTTATCTAATCTATTTTTAATTGCTTTATCAGAATCTCCTTTTAGTAATGCTTCAAATAATGTCATATTTTCAACCATTGGATAATCAGGTTTATAATCATGGTCTTTGAATATCAATGTTTCTTTTTCAAGCAATTCAAATATTCCATCAATTGCATCTTTCTTTTGCTCTTTTTTATCACTATTAACTTTTTTAAATAGTTCTAATACATAATTTAAACTATAATTATCATCTATAAAAATAAATGCAATACCTACAATTTCTCTTAAACTGTGGTGATAATAATTTAACATCCAAATTAAACATGCACAAACTAATACAAATACGTTTTCTTTCTTAACTTTATTTAATACAAAGGTTGTAAATAATAATAATATATCAATTGTATGTCCAGATAATCCAGCTGCAAATACATCAACTGTTAAATTTTGTTTAGGGGCAGTAAATATATTACTACCAACATTGAATTTCTTTAATTCTTCACTAGAATATTTTTCCTTTTCAAGATTTGTATAAGGTTCTATTAAATCAACCATTGGTAGACAACCTTTATTCCCTTCAATATTTCCATGTGGAGCTTTAAAATTATTTAAACACATTTCATCACGAGATGAATCTTTATCTATACTACTGTGAGATTCTCTTAATCTGATTTGATCGTCAAAGAAAGTACTAACATGTTTAAATGTTTTGCTTTTACTAAGTACAAACTTAACAATAAAATCTAATAGAGTTAAACTTGATCTAATATTCATATTTTCTCTTAAATAGATATCAATTGTATTGGAGCTATTAACTATTGCTTCTCTTAATGGTTCGATTTTAATTGCTCCTGATAATACTGATGTAGTCTTTTCATTATATAATTTAACAAATTCATCTAATTTATTATGAGTGTGTAATTCCATCATAAAATATTTTACGGTTTCAATACACATATTTTTAATATAATTTAAAACATGTGGATTATTATGTATGAATTCTACTAATTTTTCATTACAATATTTATATACATCGTGTTCATAATTAGCTCTATCACCGATTACACCACCTAATTGTTCCTTTAACTCTAAATACTTATTTTTATATTTTAAATATTTTTGTTGATAATCCATAAATATATATATATATATATTGAATTATAAATTAATTTTTACTTTGTATTCCGAATATTGAATAGTAATACTTCGCGAATACTTTGTTGATTTGTCATATACATTACAAATCGATCAATACCAATTCCAAGTCCACCAGTTGGTGGTAGACCATATTCAAGTGCTTTAACAAAATCATCATCTGGTATTTGTGCTTCATCATCTCCACCATTTTTATCTTTCATTTGTTGTTGAAAATTCTCTCGTTGAATGAATGGACTATTTAATTCGGTATATGCATTCGCGAGTTCCTTACAACATACAAACATTTCAAAGCGTTCTGAAAGTGTTGGATCATTGCGGTGTGGCTTTGCAAGAGGACTCATAATAATCGGATGATGCATTAAAAATGTAGGCTGAGTACATTCTACTTCTACAAATTCTCCAATTAACTTATCAAGAATTCTAGGAGTTGTAAATGGCGGAGGAAATTTAATATCTTTTGTCTTACAAAGTTCAAGTAGTTCTAGCCTTGTTTCTTCTGTATCAAGATTTATAAAGGGATATCCGGTTTTCTTACGAAGTTCTTCAAGTATATCAATCCTCTTAAAAGGTGGTGTAAAATCAAGTTCTACATCAGTTCCATCTAGTGTATAAATCACCTTATAACTTTGATGAATTTCAAATACAATTTTTGAGACTAGTTTTTCACAAAGTTGAAGCATTGAATTATAATCAGCAGGAGACCAATATGTTTCAACACTTGTAAATTCCACATTGTGTGTGGTATCTAGACTTTCATTCCTAAATTGTTTTCCAATTTCGAATACTTTGTTGAATCCTCCAATAACAAGTTGCTTTAGATAAAGTTCTGGTGCAATCCTCATATACATATCTTGCTTTAGATCATTCATAAACGTCTTAAACGGTTTTGCATTTGCCCCACCATAAGAATTACCGAGAACTGGAGTTTCAACTTCCATGAATCCTTCATCATCAAAGATATTTCTCATTGTACGAATAATCTTAGAGCGAGTCTTAAAGATATTACGAACCGACGGAGAAACAATTAGATCTAGATAACGTTGTCCGTATCTAATTTCTGGGTCTGTAATTCCAAAATGTTCCTTTGGGATTGGATGTAGACAAGGAGTTAGGATCTTACCTTCAGTTGTGAAAATTGTTAGTTCACCCTTATCAGTCTTACCAATGAATCCATAAAATCCAACAATATCTCCAAGTTGACTATTCTTATTCCAAATAAATTCTGGCGAATCCTTTAGAATCTCTTTGCCTTCTTCTGTACAAGCAGCTTGATAATCACCAAGGTTTCCACAAATTTGTACATCATTTCCATCAACTAGTAGTTTATAAAAGTATAGCTTCTTAGAAGCTTCACGTCTTGCACCAATTCTTCCAACACCTCTAAAAAATGTATCCTTCTTCTTTTCACCATTTGCAAGTACCATAAATGATTGAAATTTATGATAGTCAAAATCTGTTGTATAATTTGGTGAATATTTTGAATCGTACATATGGGGATAAGCAGCTAATCCTTGTTCCTTAATTTGGTCATATCTAGATGACATTTATAATATATTTATAACATATATTGTAAATGATGAATAATAAGATAATTCAATTTTTTAAGTCATTCAGTTTTTTTGTAATAACGGGAATTTCTTGAATAGATATAGTAGAAAAAGAATTATTTTTTAATTTGTATGCAAAAACTTACACAACCATCAATTCCTTTTGCTATAATCGTTTGATTATGACTTAAGCAGAATTCATCCACTGCTTTTTTAACACCAAAGTTATATCTATGTGTAGCCTTTTTCATATTCATTTCATAGTCATGTCCCATAATATATCCATTATTTTTTATCTTACTATATGCCACGAGTAGATCACTTTTAACACCATTATATGAATGCTCGCCATCAATATAAACAACATCATAAGAATTGTCTTCTTGATTTTGTAGAAAATCATATGATGACGACTTGTGTATTTTTACATTAGATACTTCTTTATACTTTTCTAATAATTCTAAATAACTAATTCCAATATCATAATTAATTACATTATTTCCATCTGCATCGCCACTACAAGTTATGCCTGCGAATAAATCTACTGCATCAATAGAACCAATATTACAATTTTTTACTAAATAATCTAAAAAGTCGCCTTTAAAAACACCAATTTCAACTATTTTTGGATTCACTAAATTATTGCAATAAAATTTTAACATATCATTTCTTGTATCAAAAATAACCTTATTTTCAGTATCAATATTATTTTCATTCATATAATCATTATTATTCTTCATCTGAATCATTCTATATTTAAGGATTTCTTTTCTTGATGTGTAAATATTCATTCTATATATATATATTTAATATTAATATATTAATATTTTTATATTTAGAATATCAAAAAAAACCAAATAATTTACATTATAAAATTATCAAATTTACTTTTAGGACTATCTATTTCTAAACTATATATCATTAAATTTGTTACTGTTTTATCAATTAATTCAATAATTTCATTATTTTTATTTATTTTATATTCAAAGGTATCTGATATAAAACGTATATTATTATCTTTATATTCAATTACTATATCATTTAATGTATTCTCAAAGTTGATATTTTTATGAATATTGAAATATAGGTTTCTAAAGATATTGATGGTATCTTTATCTATTCTTATTTTAATGATTAATCCGTGTGCATTGTTTGCTTCCATTATTTTTATATGTAGTTCACTATTCTCGATTTTAGAAATATATAACATTCTATATATTAATAAGAATAATAAAAATAAAAATTGATTATTATTGTTATTCTGTTTAGTCCTAATGTCAAATATTAACTAATTAATGACAGATATTAAAATATGTATTGGCGGATCCGTCGATGCCGGTAAAAGTACAACAATCGGAGTGTTAACTCGTAATATTCAAGATGATGGTAGAGGATATGCACGTAGTTTAATTCTTAAACAAAAGCATGAATTAGAAAGTGGTAGAACATCACAATTATCATTTAATTATATTAAATATAATGAACTGAAAAAGAATATTACTCTTGTTGATTTAGCAGGACATGAAAAATATTTAAAGACAACATTATATGGTATTCTTGGAGGATTTGTTGATTATGGTGTTGTTGTAATTGGTGCAAATATGGGTGTAAATCGTATTACCGAAGAACATCTAAGTATTATGCTATACCTCAAACTACCGGTAATGATAATTCTAACTAAGATTGATATTGCACCAAAGGATATTTATGAAAAAACAAAGTTATCTATAAAGAGACTATTTAATGGAAAGATGTTTAAAAGAACATTATTTTTTGTTGACAATAATGAAAATCTAACCGAATATTGTAAAAATATCGATTCTGACGAGCATCATAATATAATTCCAGTTATTTCAATTTCTTGTAAGACTGGTGAAAATATAAATAGTATTCATGAAATATTAAAGAAGCTTCCAAAGAATAATAAAATTATAAATAGTATTCAAACAAAAGATTTAATGCTATATATTGATATGAAGTATCTAATTACTGGATTAGGTATTGTTGTAAGTGGATTATTATGGAATAAGAAGATCGAAGTTAATAATAATTATTATATTGGGCCAATATATTTTCCACAAGACTTTCAAAATGGTCATGTAGAAGATTATAAAAAGAAGGTATATTTTTATCAAATTCGTATTAGAAGTATTCATGATAATTATAGACAATTAATTGAATATACTGAACCAAATAATGTATGCAATGCTTGTATTAAATTTACAAATACAAAAGAAACATTAACAATTAGTCAAATACGTAAAGGGTTTATCATTTCAGATAGACCTCTAGTAGATCATGTATTTTTTAAATTTAAAGCAATCATTAAAGTATTTAATACGGCAACAACAAATATTCATATAAATTATCAACCAGTAATACATTGTAGAACAATACGACAAACTGCAAAGATCATTCAGATAAATAAAAATGAGGAGAGACAAAATGAATATGAATGTATTTTACAATTTGTAAGATATCCTGAAATTCTAGAAACAAATATTTTATTCTTTTTTAGAGAAGGAAATACAAGAGGTATTGGTAAAATCATCGATCTAATTGAATAATTATATTTTTTTATTTATATTGTATAATATAATATAATATAATATAAATGCATAATATTCATGATAATATATCTGAAAATATATTTGGATACGAAGGTAAGACAAAAATTAATGATGCAACAAGATTAATTCTTAAATATTGGTATTCTAAATGCAAAGTATATTATAAATGTCATAAAGAGTCTTCAGCCTATTATGATTCTATAAATAAATATATTGGTGTACCATCAATATTAATGGGTGTATTTAATACAACAACATTATTTTCAAATTATACAGCATTAAATCCAACATTAATATTAGTTAATGGTACTGCAAGTTTTATCGCAACTGCATTAACAACTTTACAAAATTATTTTGAATTAGGAAAATTAGCTAATACGCACAATAAGTTAGCAAATGGATATTCTAAGGTTACTCTTATAATTGAAAAAATTTTAATGTATGAAAAAATAACAAATAATAGTGAAATTAATTCAAAGATAATTGATTCAATTATAAATCAAATGGAATTCTTACAACAGGATTCGCCAATTATTCCAGATAAGATTTGGAATAAAAATAAGAAAGAATTAAAAAATATTATTTCAGTTATTATAAATAATAATTTAATTGATGAAATACAAAGTGCATCATCTCGAAATGATAGAAATAATAGTCAAGATAGTCCAATAGAAATTGTTTATGATAATTCAAATCAAAAGACTCCACAAGTATTACAACCAGTTGTACCACAACCATCTAGTCAATCAGCAACTAAATCACAAATTCAATCATCTGGTCAGGTATCAATACAACAACCAATACAATCAACTAAACCAATAATAACACAACAATCGACCCAATCATTTCCAAAAACAATCGGTCAACCAGCTGTAAGACCACCATATAAATAATTATTAAATGATAATTTGAATATGATCTACATATGAAATTAATCTCATTTTACAACAATATTTATTTATTTTAAATTCACTAAATAATTTTTCCATATCTTTATCCTTCTTTTCATCAGAATCCTTACCATTTATAATTTTATTATATTTCATTGAGAATTCTACTTCAATATCAGCTAAAAGGTGACCACATGTAGGACAAATTGGATATAACATATTATTCTTGTATATATAATATATTATATATTATATATTTAAATATCAATTTTTTATTTACTTTAAAAATCATTCTTTTTTTCTTTCCTATTTATATGAGTACTTCAAATACTTCAGAGAATAATATAATTAATAGAATATCTAAAAATTTATTAAATGGATTACCTTCTAGTATTGCAAAAAATGTAATTAAAAATATACCAATACAATTATATAAAAATTTAAAAAAAAATAACTTATTAAAGAAAGAAAATAAGATATTGCAAGAAGAAATATTATCAGAAGATGACTATAAAAGTGATTCACTCGAAGCAAATCCAGATTATATTTCATCAACTAATTTACCTTATAATATTCCAGTGCCAATACACGAAAATGATCTATTTAAAGATAATATGCAGCCAAAATATAATCCTGGATCATATAAACCACCTAAAATAATGTCGACAGGTATCGAAGGTTTTGACGAAGAAGATAATACAAATCAAAATGTACCTCCTCCAGATTCATCTTCTGATTCATCCGCTCAAGAAACCACTGAGCAACCATCTGATCAACAAGCTGCTCAACAACCTACTCAACAATCTAATATAGAAAAATCTTCAAATAAACTACCATCAACTAAACTACTATCAACTAAACTACCATCAACTAAACTACCATCAACTAAACTACCATCAACTAAAGAACCATCTATCCAACAGCCAACTATGCAGCAACCAACTATGCAGCAACCAACTATGCAGCAACCAACTATGCAGTTAACAGATCAACCAATAAATCAACAAATAAATATGTCATCTATTTCTTTACCAATAAATATATTTTCTTTAGATTTACGACAATTAGTATCATTTTCATTAAAAGCTATTGGAGATACATATGGTGATATATATAGCTTGTATAAAAATAATTCACCTATAACAGTTATGGCAATAATTAGTATACTATTAACTGATAATAGAATATTATACTTGGGTGTAAGCTTTTTATTAATTGCAATTGTAATGTATATATTTAATAATTTTATAAGGTTACCATCATTATTTGGCTCTGGTGGAGGAAGTGATAGAAAAGTATATATAAATAATTATTAGATATAAATAACTATTAGATATAAATAACTATTAGATATAAAAAAGATTTATAAATTATTATTATAAGCATCAATACTGTTAATATTTATTTCTAATTTTAAAAAATAATTATTTAATATATCATTTAATTTATTAATAGAATTATTTAATTTTTCTCTTAATATTGGACTATTATTAAAACTATAAATAAATGAAGATAATCCATCTAATAATTTATATTTAGTATCCTTTAGAACATCTTCCATTAATTCTTTTTTATTTAGTGCAACTATTTGATAATCTTCATATAGTGTAAAAAAGTCATTTAAATTAATTAGAAAATCATGATAGACTTGTTCATTATATTGTTTAAAGTCAGATATATAATATAAGAAATCAATAATATCATCATATTTATTAATAATTAGTGGTAATTCATTTTTAAATTTTTCAGGTTCTATTTGTCTTAATATAATACTTTTTTCTTTTTCTCGATTATTATATTTATAATAAAAGTATAAAGCAAATAATATAACGGTTACAATTATAAATATATCTATTTTTAGAATATATAATAACATGTATATACCAAATAATACAAGTATAAATTCAGTTATTCTATTATTAAAATACTTAATAATGTTCTCCATAATTTAATAATATAAAAAATAATTGATACTCTATCCTAATTATTATAAAAATAATTGAAATTATATTTCTATATATTATAAATACTATTATATTATATACAAAATGTCAAATGATACATTAATATCGCAAGAATTGATAGAATCCGTATTTTCTGGATTATATGATTTACAAGATTTTAAAAAGATAGTCAAAGGTTTATATAAATTTCTAAGAGAAAATGAGTATTCAAACAATGAAATTAGACATGCTTTTCAGACATTCTTTTGGAATCGTAAAGCATATATTGAAATGGAATTTAAGTATAAGTTTCAAAATGTTGGATCATTAGTTGAAAACCTAATTAAAAATGAAAATAATACATCAGATAATGAATCTGATAATCAATCACCAATTGATAATACTACCAATACTACTAATACTAATACTAATACTACTAATACTAATACTAATACTACAAGTAATGTGGGTACTTCAGGTACTACTGGTACTTCTAGTACTGATGGTGCCTCCGGTGCTTCTGATACTGATGTTGCTTCTGGTACTTATGGTGCCTCCGGTACTTCTGGTACTGATGCTACCTCCGGTGCTTCTGGTACTGATGCTACCTCCGGTGCTTCTGGTACTGACAGTACAGCAGATGCTTCAGGCACTGGATCAAATCATATAAACGAAGAATCAACTGAATCTTCGGATTCATCTGAAACAAATGATATGAATCACCGTACTAGGAGAATACATACAATATATAGTGGACAACCACTGGTATACGATCCATCAATTAATGAACAATTTACATTTCCTCAAGCTCATTATCAGACATTTACAGTTCCATTAAATTTATTTGGTTCTATGCTTCCAGCTCAACAGCCTGGGTATAATTATGAAGAATATGTACAGGGATATGATTATCAACATTATATTGATAATTTTCAGAATATATTAATTAATAATATTAGTCAATCATTAATACATGCACAGCAAAATTATGCACAACAAACTAATGGACAACAAACTAATGGACAACAAACTAATGGACAACAAACTGCTGAACAACTATATTCACATTTAACTACAGATATACCTGGTTTAGGAACAGCTTTAAATTTTTTTAATATTTTTTTAAATGCTGCACCTGTAGGACAAACGGCTGCAGTTGTAAAAAATGTTCTTAATAAAGAACAATTAGAAAAACTAACAAAGTATGAATATAAGAATATTGATAAAGAAAAATATAAAGAATGCTCTGTGTGCTTAGAAGATTATACCGAAGAAAATATTTTAAGAATATTAAAATGTGAACACGGTTTTCATGTAGATTGTATTGATAAATGGTTAACTGAATGTGATTATAAATGCCCAGTGTGTAGAGATGATAGTAATGAACATTGCCATCAAGAAGAAGATGGTACTGAATTAAATATTCATGAACAAACTGAACAAACAGAAGAGACTGAACAAACTGAACATGAAAGTAATGATTAAATAGATTAGTTAAAAGCTACTTCAATTCTTTTCCTACATATTTTTCTAAATCAAATTGACATATAACAACATCACAATTGTATAACTTAGTATAGATTTGATCTTCTCTTTTTCCACTTGCAAGTTGTGTTTGTTTTTGTGCTTCAATATAAACAGCTAACGGTTTAACTTCGCCAGTTTCAAATACTCTAATTAAAATTTCTATATCTGGAAAACGAGTACGTAAAAATGGTACGATGCCATCTTTTATTATATTTCCGTGAGAAAAAATACCAACACTACTTATTATTTTATTATTTACTAAGTGATAAATCATATTATTAAACCAATCATTAATACGAGCAATTTTAGATTCTTCATTATCTATTGGACATCTATTACACATTTCTTCATATTTATTATCATTCGCATCAGTATGTTGAATATTATCAAAATTAAATTTATCAAAGATTTTAGATGAAAATTTGTTTTTTTGAACATATTCAATAAATGTTGATTTTAAAGATGGACAATTTGGAGGAATTGACAAGTCTTTTGAAAATGATCCTTTTGTTCTTATTTCATTTAAACTATCTGTACAAAAAATTTGTATATTTTCAGCAACTATTTTATCTAGATTTATTGCATGTACCATCGTTTGTACCGTTCTTTTTAATCCAGATGTATATATTAAATTAATTGGATTTTCTTCAAAAAAATGAACTAATTTTTTTGCTTCTTCTTTTCCTTCTTCAACTAGTTCTGCATCTCTATAACAATAATTATCCCATTCTGTGCCTTCGTATCTATCATGTTTTTTTTCTGCAGCCCATTGATGAATACCTGAACCATGTCTAACAAAAAATAATCTTATCATTCGAGTTCCTCCTTTTTTATAGATTTCTTTATTTACAAGTTGCTTGGTTATTGTATCTTGTGTCTGATGTAACTCATATTCAGTTTTCAACTGTTTATTTTGTTCTTTAAGAAGAAAATATTTTTGCTTATACTTTAAATATTTTTCATAAGCTGACATACTATATATTATAAATTATAATATTATAAATCATAATATTATAAATATAAATTTAATATCTACGAACAACACGTTTACCACCTCTTTTATCTGGTGCAAATTGTTTTGTTACTGCTACTAAAATATTAGCACCCGTTTTATAAATTGTTCTTGTTGTTTCTGGAAACATTATTTCATCTTTTGAGAGTAACATAACTTCACCATCTTCAAATTGAATTCTATATTTAAGGGTTGCTTCTTGAAGTACTGCCATTACTTTACCACATCTACGTAAGTCTGCTCTTAAACAAATATCACTTCCAATTATATGTTTAACATCTAATGGTAAATAAGGTTTGTCTTCTAATAAGAGAGCACGACTTGGTAAAGATTCTAAAATTACTATAGAACCATTATCTTTTAAATATTGCCCACTTATAAATTCTTTTAATTCAGATATTTTTATGGTCCATGGAGTTACATGTTGAGGAAAGAAAGGTTTTAGTTTCCATCTTAAATATCCTAACATTGCAGGATTATCAATGATATTATAAATAAATTGCCAAGAATTGAAACTCTTAAATTGTGCCCTTTTACTAGGAAATTCTGCTAATATTACATTAAAATATTTATTACAGTCTCTTGTGTATGGTACTCCTAAATATTTATCAGTATCTTTTAATGCAGGTAATGGTTCTGCTGCAGGTGATGCTAGAGTTTGTTTAATCATAATCTGAAGTGCTGGATCAGCATTTGATTTAATTAAATTAACTGTAAATAAGAAAGATTGGATGAAATTCCATAAACTTTGAACTATTTCGGATGCTGCAGCTATTGCAGCAGGTGACTTTAATTTAATATATATATCATCTACATATATCTTTATTATAAAATCATCATTAATTCTAAATCTAATTGTTTGTAACCATAAATGAATTAATTCATCAAATAAAAATGCAATAATCCCCGCAGAACTTATAGGTCCAGTTGGTAATGATGTACATATAGGAACTGGTATACCATTAAATGTCATCTTAGTTGTTGTTAATAATCCCATATATATATCAATAAAGTATCTTGCGAAATGTTCACCAATACCACCACCGTATCTATTACTGTAACGTGCATTAAAATGTCTTTTAAAGTAACCATTTAATAGATATTCTATTACTGGCCACTTTATTGAGTCGTAACATTTAGTTAAATCAAGTTGAACTACATTAGATATTCCATCAACAGTATATTTATCTGCATGTACATAACATTCAGCAGTATGTTTACAACCAAATTCAGAAATAAATATATCTCTGTTAACAATATGTGTCGTATCTTCTTCATCAATTAGAGTTCTACAAATTAAATGCATCCACATTGTATCAACAATTCTTCTCCAATCATTATAACTATTAAAGATTCTAAAATTTGTTGCAATTGCAGCATTTTCAGGTGATGGGACTACACCATTTTTAAATCCAATTACAAATTGACATTCTTTAAGTGCATGATGTTCATCCATATATCTTTTAGTATTTGTTTGTAAAAATAATGAAAATATTTCTTCTTTATTAAATTCATCTGGTAATTTCATAAATTCATAATTAGTAGATCCACTATTTTTTGTATTATTTATTATTATTATACTACATACCTCTTCTAATAATTCACGAGTAATAAATGATGGAACATACATATTAGAACCATTATTTGTTAACCAACTACTTCTTTCAAATTCAATTACTGATGGATCTGTCATTTTTTCAACTGGTTCTTTATATACATCAATTATACGAGCAACCA